GTAAAGTAAGCAAAAGGATTTTGGGATTTCTCAGGATTAAAATTATGAATGTACTGAACGCAATTTTCGATTCCATCAGAGATCATGTCCTCCTTAAACATGTAGTTCACAAAGTTTGGCTTGAAGGACAAGTGGTTTGCGATCTTCAAGAAACACTCACCAATATAACGTGGAATAGGTGGTTTTGTCTCCCATCTCTTAGATCTGTCTTCTTTTGTAGGTTCTCTACCGTGCAGTTTGATGAAGGTTCTTTCAACTTCACTGCGATACTCTACTAATGCTGCGAGGAACTCTTTGTTGTTAACATAATGTTCCGACCTTTTTCTTTTGGTCATACCTGGTTGTATCATCAGTTTGTCTCATAATATGTATAGATTATACCATCTACACTAATACTTGACAAGGTATGTAATTGTCTGTAGAATAACTCTGTTAGGGTTGATAGGAAAGCTTTAGGTACTCTTAAATATCTTCTCTAAGACCTCTTTCATATCATTTACATTACCAATACGACCCATCTTACGATCAATTTTAGAGTAGTTACTATCGTTTTTAGTATTGGAACTTCTGACGTATTCTTGATACATCATAATCATTTCAACATCTGATGATTCTGACATCGTTAGTATATCATCTAAATTGATAACAAACATGTCGTCAGTTGTTGTCTTCAACCAAGGTTCTATCTTATATCCTTCTATACCAAATTTATTCTTAATCTCTTCAACTATAATTGGATTAGTTACTAACAAGACAGTTCTATCTTCTTCCTCAGAAGCTGCTACTTTGGCAAATACTTCTTCACCTGATTTAAACTTGAGTGTTGCATAGAAATCGTCTTCTATCATATCTGACCTCTTAGTTGAATGGTTACAATCTCATAGTTAAAACGTTCTTCATTGTATGTTTTTATTCTTTCTATGAAATGATTAAGAGTGTAATTCCTCCTGTTCTTTGTTGAACAGTCATCAGAGATGTCATATAAAGTTGCTTTTACTTTGTCTTTTCCTTTTCTAAGAACTCGTCCAATACTCTGAAGATTTCTGATTCTGGACTTACTTGGAGAGGCAAAGATAACATTATGGAGGTTTTTAATATTGATACCTGTAGAAAAAGTTCCATAAGAGGCAACGATAATTGCGTTGTTTTCTCTTTCTGTTATTTCTCTTACTAATTCTCGTTCTTCAGCACCAACTCCACCATGTACAAAAAATACTTTGCGATCATCACTCTTGTTATTATTTATCTTATCGTAGAGTACCTGTCCATGGGATTCGACTCTTTGGAAAAGAACAAGTGTGTTGCCTTTAAGATCTAATGATAGATTCCTAATAAAATTATTTCTTTGTTCGTGAGTGATTAAATACTGTATCTCATCTTCATAAGTGTCAAACTTTCTTGGTGGATGTTTAAGAACAAGACATTGAATATCAAGTTGTGATAAATGTCCTTGTCTCATTAACTCATCAGTTCTTGTCACTTTATATGATGGTCCAAAGAGACCCTCAAGCACCCACTTATGAGTTTGTGTTCCATCTAATGTTCCAGTAAAACCAAATCTATACTTTGCATGATGAAGTTTAGTCATAATCTGAATTAAAGATTTAGACTTGAATAAATGTGCTTCATCACCTATAATTACACCATAGTCTTCAAAGAAAGATCGTTCTAGTTTATATACAGATTGCCAAGTTGTAATTGTCACTGGAGCATCATTACTCTTCTCCCTACCAGAATAAATTTTGTGGCAATATGACTCAGCGTCCCAACCATAATCAAGAAAGTCTTTATACATCTGTTCTACAAGAGATGTCGTTGGAACAACTAAAAGAATTTTTTCTCCTTTGTCAACGTAGTATCTTACTAGAGAATAGATCATCAACGATTTGCCAGAAGCAGTGGGAGATATCAATAGTTTTCTATTATGCTTTAGGGCACCGTATACTCCCTCAATTTGATACTTCCTGGGAGTATGGGCACAAATGGAATTCATATAATCCCTGACACCTTCCTCAGAGATATGATCATTCTCCTCATAAGGAGTACCATAAAATTTATTATCTTCAAACTTATAAGTATATCCGTATTGCTTACAGAAATTGACAATCTTATCTAACAGTCCGACATAGATTTGCTTGGAACGCATATCAAAGAGATGTATCTCTCCGTTCCAGTTTCTACCACGGTACTGCGGCATAAATTTTGCATTAGGAACCTCAAACTTAAAGTGATCTCTAAGTTCATATTCAATATGAGGTTCAGTATTGATTTTTAAAAATACTTCGTTGGATTTTGATATAACAAGATTTGCACTAGTGTCAATCACATAGATCCATTCATCTACGAATATTTATTACAGATTGTCAAACTTGTATTCCAATATCATTCTATAAAGAGAATCTCTAAGATACCAGAGATGCTCTTGTTCTGTTGGGTGTCTAGATGGGGAACCCTCCCATGTTTCAATCCTTTTTAATACGCAATAATGTAGAAGATGTATATCTTCTATCCTTAATTTGACTTCATAGTCAAATTCATTTTCATCACCATCAAAAAAGTTTTCTTCCATTAACCAAGTCCTGAGTTGAATCTCATAAACTCAATCGCATTTTTGATTTGATATGTGCGATTAGTTATCTGTTTAAGTATACTCTCAATATAAACCAGCATTGTATCATAATAGTCAATTTTCAACGAAACTCCTGAGAGTTTATCATCTGCATCCAGATATTTTTGCATAGTGTCTTTATCCCGAATTTTTTTGGGAAAAGGTTTTTCAATGTAGACATCAGGGTCTGCTTTGCCACTAAAGTATTCATATCGTTCATGTCTGATATTTTTCCTTTGTTGTTCCGCTTTCTTCCTCATTAAGAAGATAGTGTTGTAAATTTCAAAGTACTTCGCATGAAGACCAGGAATATTTGTAGATTCTGTATGGAGATTGTCCATATCAATCTTAGAGTCCTTTTCCCACATGTCTTGAAGTTTATCAAGATCGATCATAAATCGTTGCCGTTCATATCCTGTATATTATAAACAGTATACTTGAAACTTGCTTCTGCTGTAAAGTATTCTATATCCGTATCGGTAGCATCAAAGTTAACTGTTGTCAAGGAATATGGAAAAACATCTCTAAAAAATACTTGAAACCTAGGAATGAGATTATTACTCAAGATTTGCAAAGTTGCATCTGAATAAATGTTCTCACCCTCTCTATTGAATTGGTTTGCTAACTTTCCACTTTTATGAAGATCATCAAGTTGATCAAGTTTTTCTGGGTATCCAAGACCTCTCATCCAATTTTGAATTTCCATATAATTGAATAAATCTTCATCAACCATAAATCTGATGGTCAAGTCACCAAACTGCAATTTATCTCCAGGAACTTCAATGTCCTTCAGATAAGTAGGTTGAATTGCAATACCAAGATCCATTGAAGGAATATTTGCTTGGTTGCAAAAGAATGCAGCAGCAGGAGACCTTGTTATTGCAAACTTAAATCCTGTTGGTGATAAAAAGTTTCTATTCTTAATAGGAACTCCTGGTCTGTTTGCAGGAGGTTTTCTTGTTGGCATAATTATTCACTAATTATAATTGCATTTTCAAAGTGTCTTGGAGTGTAAGTTACACCATTTGCAGAAAAAGTGGTATTCTTATCTGAGATGACATCATCCTCATTTTCATATACTTTTCTGTCTTCGAATACCTCTGTCCAAGAGTTGTTACCTTTGTAGTATACCTCACCAACCGCTGAGTTAAAGGTACTTTTGGTTTTTAAGTGATATGGCATTTTTTTGATATCTCTACTCTCCTATTTAGAGACAAAAAAAAGACCCCCCGAAGGAGGTCTTGTATAACTCTTGTGAGTATGGATCACATGAGGTTTGCAACAGAAACTCTTCTGTAGTATTGGTTGCTGTTAGATTGAAGACGACCAGCACCAACAGTGCTTCCTTCTGCGAATGGGTTAGCGACAAGACCATAACGGGTCTTAAAGCCAATCTTAGGCTGGAAGGTGTTCTCTCCAACTGCACGTACCATCTGCAGAGGTACATATGGGCAGTAGAACAGACCTGCGTCATAAGGTGAAGAACCCTTATAACCGACAACATAGTACTGACCACCGTTAGATCCGGTGTTAGAACCACCCGAATATGGGTCGATGTAGACACGATACTTGCCTTGCAGGACACCTGCGAAGGTGTTACCGGTGTCATCAACGTTCAGGTTTGCGTTGAGTGCAGGGGTGTAGTCGAGTACACCAGCCATGGTCAATGCAGAAGCAACGTCTGCAGAGCACATGATGATGTTGCCCTTTCCTCTACGAGTTGTCTGTGCAATTGCGTTTGCATCTCTCTCGATTTGGAACAGAAGACCCTTGAACTTCTCAACAGACCAACGACCGTTGGAGTCAACGTCGAGGTCGAAAGTGCCAGGAGTTGCAACATTGTGTGAAGCACCAGTTGCAGCAGTCTTGTAGATGGTTCTGATGACTTCACGGTTGATCTCAGCAAGAATCTCAGTAGAGAGAATATTTGCGAGTTCAGCCTCAGCATTCAGACCATGGATTGCCTTGAGGTCCTGTGCCAGTTCCAAGGAGTACTCAGCTTTAAGTGCTCTGGAACGTGCAGTAACGGTGACTTTCTCGATCGAGAATGCCATCTCGTTGAACTCTTGGCCAGTTGTGCCAAGTTTCTCTGCGTCATCAGTACGCATACCCGTACCGACGTTATACTCAGTACCGGTTGCACCAGATGCGTTCAGAGCACCAGGGTTGCTACCAGACTGGATAGTAGTACCAATACCAGCATTACCACTATCAGTAAATGCGTTGGTCAGGTTTGTGTCAAAGTCCTGTCCAGAGAATGCAGAATCGACTTCATCATAGAAGGTCTCGGTTCCACCTTGCTCTTTGTACTTGGAACGCATTGCGAAGATGAGTCCGGTAGGACCAGACATTGGCTGAACACCTGCGAGGTCATATGCGACCAGGTTAGGCATAGAGCGTCTGATCAAGGAGATCAGAACAGGGTCGAAACCAGCAACGGTTTGACCACCATCAGAAGTATAACCACCATTACCAACTGCGTTGGTGGGTTGCTCAGAAAGGAATGAACCTGACTGTGCGAAAGCGTTTTGCTCTTTGAGGAATTTCTCTTGGTTTTCCAGCAGGACTGCGGTTACAGCTCTCTTATGGGAATCTTCGATCTTATCGAGACCCTCATGATTGAGGAGAGGTGCCCACTTTTCCTGCAACTGTTCAGAATGGAACATTTGCGTTTACCTAAAAATTAAAGTTTGCGTTTGATTTAATATTAAATTCAGTTTTTGTTGCTAAAAGAACCGATAGTTCTCATGTATGCAGCCATTGATGGTGAGTATGACTCTGAACCAGAATGGTCTACACCTTCTGAGAGAGTTTCAGTTTTAGCAGAGGAAGACTCTTTTTTGGAAGCAAAATATGCTTCTTTGATTGTCTCCAGCTTTTCACGATATTGTGCTTCACTTTCAAACTCAACACTTTCGGAAAGTGATGCGAGCTTCTCCTTCTGAGTGGACGCAAGTCCTTCAGAGATGTCATCGAGGATTCCTTCAGCAACCGACTCAGAGAGACGGGCATTGAGGGAAACATTCTTCTCAATCTGCTCGTTGAGTTTTGTCTCCATATCATCAAGTTTTTCTACCATGCTTTCAAGCACATCATATTTGTCTTCAGGGATAGTTACATAATGTTCTTCAAAAAGACTCTTCATTCCAGTGAGGAATGATTCGGTCATTTCGGTCTTAAGACCAGATTCAACTGCGAGTGCATTTTCTTCCATCCACTCGTCAGCAACATACTCAAGATAAGAATCAACACGCTCTGCGAGTGACTCTTTAACTTGTGCTACTTCTTCTGCAAGCTTTTCGTTATATTGTGCTTCCAGTTCTTCTTTAATACCAGCAACCTTGGAGTTGATTGCTGCTTCAAAAATAGTTTTTGCTCTATTCTTGAATTCTTCGGAGAGTTCTTCTTCACCGAGAAGAGCATTAACATCTTCTTCAATGTCATACTCTGCTACAACTTCTTCCTCTTCTGCTACGACTTCCTCTTCAGTTGCTTCCTCTTCAGAAACGACTTCCTCTTCGGTAGTCTCTTCTTCAGCAACAACTTCGTCGGTGATTTCCTCTTCTTCTTTCATGCCAGCAGGCATTGCATCCGCAGATTTAGCACCTTTGTTTACAACATCCTTGACTTGCTTCAGAGTACCACCAGGAGTCTTCAGCTTAGCTGAATCGTCATCTGATTTGTAGTTCTCGGGGGTAGGACCACCAAGATCCTCAACACTGCCTAATTGAGTGCCGGGGTCTGCCATGGTTGGCATAGGATCAGCAGCCTTTGCTCCAGCATTAACAGCGGTGCGAGATTGCTGTGTCTTTACTTCCATTTCTTGTAAATTTTCTCCACTAGACATTTTACTCTCCGTGTTTTTCCGTATTAAAACTATATTTATTTATAAAATTAAAGATTAGAAAGGAAGTCATTAAATAAAGAGATCTTATGCTCTTCAAGTGCTTTCTGATCTACAAGAGTATTGATTCTTCTTTTGGTCTGTTCTGCAATTCTTTCACGAAGAATTCCACCTTCCCAAACCCACTCTTTTCCTTCCATGATACCTTCAACGAAAGCATCAGGTGCAGAAGGATCTGCTACAATATCAGCAGCAGTTGCTAACATAAAGTCTTCACCAACTTCAGAATATCCTTCTCTGGTTTGACGGAGTGAACCGATGCCTCTAGAAGAAACACCAAGACAGACTCCTTCTTTCAAAAGAGATTCTGCAATTTTACCCATTGGGGTAGATAAGATTTGAGCCTTACCAATAAAGTCATTTCCCTTTTGCTCAAGAGAAACAATTTTATGGGAAACTCTGTCGAGATTAATGGTAGGACCATCGGGATGACCGAGTTCTCCGAGAGCACGACCTTTTGAGACATACTCATTAGTATATCTCTTTACCTCACGTTCCATAACATTGCGACGGTATACTCTACCGTTGCGGTTTTTCTGTTCTGTCTGGAGGAAAGGTCCTTGAATATAAAGGAGTTTTTTACCGTCTTTTTCTTCGGTAATAACTTCTACCTTTTCTATCTCTTCTCTGATAAGTTTCATTGTGAAATAGATCTTTATGTATTATTTATAGTTATCCTACAATTGGATTGTTATTAAAATCGTGACGTTGATACGTTCCAACCCCTACTGGATTATTATTATAATCGTGACGTTGATACGTTCCAACCCCTACTGGATTATTATTTTCATCATGACGAACATAATCACCGTTATAATTCCTATAAGTTTGAACACCAACCCAACCTTCATCATCATGGGTGACAGTGGTGTAAGTTGGTTGAGGATTTACTGTCTGGTTATTGATGTCTTTTCTAACGTAGTTAGTATTTGCCATCAGACTTCATCTGTAGTTTCAGGTGCTTCATCCTCAACTTCAAATTGGTCCTGGTCAGCAAACATTGCGTTTGTTACCATAGGACGGAAAGTATCAACTCTCTCAGCAGATTTTGCGTAAAGAATATCCTTGATTGCATCACTGATTTGAGATGGTGACTCATCAGCTACAATCATATCTAAAAGGTCATCCATTTAATTGTATAGTATACGACTATGGGTATTTATATCTCCCCACCTTTGGGCATCTCAATTGGTTCTGCTGCAGATGCATCAATTTCAGGTTCCATCTGTGGTTGACCTAAATCCATACCTGCTGCACTATCCAAAGGTTGTCCAGTTTCTGGATCAATAGTTGCTGGATCAGGAATAATTCCTGCCTCAATTTCTTTCTTAATCAGTTTATCCTGCTCAAGAATCTCAATGTCAGTCTGACGGAGAATTTTACGACGGACATAATCCTGAGAGTAGTATTTACCAATGTAAGGTTCTGCAGTCTGACACAAGGTCAGTCTCTCATTCATTAGTTCTGCTTCTTTAAGTTCCGAGAAATGGTTATCGTAAAGGAAGTCATATTGAATGTGCTCACTCATCACATCCCAATCTTCTGGAGTGATGATATTTTTAAGAATAAGTTGAGTCTTCAACATGTCATTAAACATATTGGAAAATCTCTTTCTCAAACGAGCAACAAATTTAGTAAATTTAAGTTCGTCTCTTAGGATCTCAGAAGATCTCCCCAAGTTAAACCCACCTTCGCCATCCATTCGTGATGGAGGGACGTTAAGTGAACGGTAGAGTTTCTTTTTAAAATACTCAATATCAGTGATTTCGCCCAAGTTTTGTCCGCCAGGGAGAGTGGAGATTTCGGTTCCTCTTCCACCTTCACGCCTGGGAAGCCAGAAGTCTTCAAGCATTGCCATGTATTTTTTGTCATCACGGATCTCTCCTGTGTTTGCATCGTATACAAGTTTATTGCGATAACGCATCATTACGTCACGCAGATATTGTTCTGCTTTTACCTTGGGTAAGTTGCCAACATCAATGTAGAAAATTCTACGTTCTGGTGCTCTACTTAAACGATAAATGACCAAAGAGTCTTCAATCATGCGGAGTTGATTGACAGACTTAATTGCTTTGTGAAGATATGAAAGTGTTGATCCTTTATTTCTATCTACAAGACCTGAAGTACAATATGTGATTGCATCTCTTGCAATTTTAATTCCTTGACTTGCTCCAGTTTGTGCTGGGTTGCCAGTGGGATATATTGACTTTGGATTGTAGATAAAGTATTCTTCAATCTCAGGGAAGTCATAATCCATAGGATTATCACTCTTCATTCTAACTACAGAAGATGCTCCTTTATCCCCTGATAATTTTTTCTGTTGTCTGACATAACGCATTTTCATTGCGTCAATATAACGCAACTCCTGAATACCCTCATGAGGATTCTTCAGATCAATGATTTTATGATAATAGATTCGACCATCAATATACCAATTACGGTAAATTTCATGTGCTTTTTTATCAAAATCTAATAGATCAAGGATATGCTTGAACTCTTTGCGAATTTTATTTTTAATACCATCACTGGCATTTAGATTTGATAGTTCAATTTCAACAGGACTATCGTTTGAATCAGAAACAACTGCTTCATTTACAATATCTTCAATAGCACTATCTGCTTCTGGGTGCAATGCTATCTCACGATATCGTTTGATTAAATCAAATTCGGTACGATATACGCCTTCAATATCTACATATGAACCAAAAAAACCACTACTCATGTAGTGGTCAGCCCCATCCTCATTGTTAGGAGGAACGGGACTGACTGCTCCAGGAGATAGTGGTTCTGTGTCCTCTATTGAGAACCCAAATAACTTAGACATTATTATAAACTAACTTTGGTCTGATCTATTTATGAGATCATTCAGCAGAGTTATCTGGTGCCCAATATTGAACTTGGAATTCAACAGTGAAGTCTTCAATAGTATCGGTGCTATCGTAAGAGAGATCAATTGCAGAAATATTAGTTGGGAAAATTCCGTAAAACTTATACTTCTTAGCAACTTCCATTCCCTCACCATACTTAGCATTTGCAGTAGTAGGAAGTCTCTTGAACTGCTTAACTACAGCATCGATTTGATAATCTGCTGGATTTGTTGCACCAGATCCATCACCGTACTGACCAATCAACTGCATCCATCTTTCCATTGCACTACGGATAACAAAATTGTTATCGTTAATGACAGTGACAGTCCAGGTCTCAAATGTACGGTCTCCTGCAACCTTAAAGATTCTACCTCTAAAAGGAACATCAATTGATGCTACAGTAGATGCGGGAAGTTGTGCTGCTTTACAAAGAACTGAGAAATCAGTTGAGTCATAACCTTCTTCACCTGCTCCAGGGAAATCAGTGATGTCCACTTGGAATAGATTGGGGCGGGCACCGCCCCCGATCAGAGTTGATTTAAAATCTTCGATTGAATGTGCCATTTTTTAATCCTCCTTTTGTTATTTAGATAATGTTATCAAACTCTGCCAACTACTTCTTCAAAGCTAACACCAGTGCGGGTTGCTACGAAGGTAAGTGTTACATAGTTAATCGACTTAGCAGGCTTCAGGAAGATGTCTGCTCTAAACTCATTATTATCAATAACATCTGGAGTGTTGTTTGTGCTGTCGCAAACAACCAAGAATCCATAAAGTCCTCTCTTTGCCTGAATGTCACGGAGGTATGGTTCAACGATGTTTCTGAAGTTTGCTCTGGTTAACTCATCGTTGAGTTCAAAGAGTTGAGCTTGTGCTGCTCTTTCCAGTGCTTGTTCAATAGTGAGGAATAAACGACGGACGTTGATTCTGTCGAATGCAGAAGCATATCCGAGTGCAGTCTTATCACCGAAGAGAAGTGTTCCGATACCAGGTGTAGTGATAAAGGAGTTGATTCTTGCGGGATAGAGACGATCTCTTTGTGCTTTGTTGGGGTTATATGCAAGTTTGATTGCATTGTTGATAACACCACGTTGCTGACCAGCAGGTGAGAACCAAGGATAAGCAACAATTCCAGTTCTAGTCATCAGACCAGCAACATCAGCATTCGTTGGAATGTAACGGAATTCGTTGTTAAATCTATCAAAGGTGTACTTATAACCACTGTCAAATACTGCATAAGAAGAAGATGCCAGTGAACTGAAGTACTTAATCAAGTTATCAGTCTGAGCATTTGTATCTGTTTCACCAACGACATTTCCTCTGTGAGGACCGACTGTTGCTACACAATCTTTTCTTCCTTGTGCAAGACTGATTACATAATTTGCTTTTGCTTGTGACTTTGCTTCAGTATCGCATCCAGGTCCCATGATAATGTAATCAACTTCAATCTCATCTTTGTTTGAGAAAAGACCGTATGAAGTGATCAAGTTAGACAGTTCTGCCTTCATTGAACTTGTGCCATAATCAGCACCACCTGCGAAGGTGTATGTTACATTACCCAGTCCAGCAAAAGTTACACCCTGAGCATCCAGACCCCAAAGTCCATCACCAGTTGTTACTGGAGTAAATCCAGCAGAGAATCCGGTTGCTCTTGGAACTGTTCCATGTGCTGCATCTGCTGCAGATGATGGATTAGCACCTGCATATACATTATCAGAGAAATCTGCAAGATAATCTTTATAGTAAATTCTCTGAGGAGCATTTACATTAGAGATAGCATCTGCTGCTTTGGACAGGTTAACATGCTTCTCAATCAGATTGCCCTTGATTCCAGTTACAGAACCAGTGTCATCAACAACAACAACGTGAAGACCATCATTCTTACCTTGTCTATCACTTACATAGACATTAGTTACCGGTCTTGGTGCAATTGACTTCCAATAAATGGTTGAGTTAGTAAGACCAAGAGTTTGTTGATCATACCAGTCAACTGCAGTTGCAGTAGTTTCTGTTCCTTGAGTTGCTCCAGCAGCATCAACAAAGTTGATTGTTGTTGAAACTCCAATTGCTCTGCTGGTTGAAGATTCTTGATAAGTTACTGCTGTTTCTGTGGAACCACCACCAACAGTTTCAACTCTTGATGTAATCTTAACATCAATAGTGCTATTACCACCAACTGTATCTGTAGTCAGTCCGACGATAATTCCTTTAAGGAATCCATTGAATGATGCAGTAGTTCCATCTCCAGCAACGGTAACACCGTTAAGAGGAACAGTTACACCATATCCAACTGTTGCACCAACACCAGCAAGACTAATTGTGCTAATACCAATTCTCTGGTCAGCAAAATCGTCAATGGTGCAGACCTTTAAGTCATTTGCCCATGTGCCGGGATTCTTTGCAGCATAAGTGAATCCAGGTGATGATTGAGATGCAAAAGTTGTAGTGTAATCGTCGTAGTTTTTGATTTTTACATCCGTTGATGCTACACCAGTACCTGCATTTGCATTCTTCAGGTCTGTGTCATCAGTTCTTACTACCTTCAGAACTCCTCCATAAGAAAGGAAAGAAGATGCACTCATCCAGTATTCGTACTGTGAGTCAGTTGATAGTGGCTTACCAAATACATTGATAAGTTCTTGCTCAGTAGTGATGTCAATTGCGTCGTCAACAGGTCCAAGTGCGAAGGGTCCAGCAATTGCACCAATATTATCTAATACATTATCAGCTCTTCCTACTGTTAAGTCAACCTCCCTGACCAATACGCCTGGAGATAATTGAGGAGTCGCCATGTTTTTGTTCTCCGAAGTCTCAGTTTATCTGAAAATATTTATTAAAATTAGTGTTTTCGCAGGGGAAACGTGACGTGAACTACCAATCTGGATATTCCCACCGATTGTCGCAAGTCTTGTTCTTCATTATCCTTTTTATCGTACAATCTTTACATTCATAAGAATATGAAGATGCTACTGGACCTCTATCTTTTCTGGTTCTATAAAATCCATCAACAAGATTTTTTGTTTCTCCACAAACCCTACACTTCCTATCTTGCAGTAGAAGATGACCAAGTTTTATTTGACCATCAAAATCTATCATGATAGGTAGTCCCACATAAATGATCTATCCCCATATTCATCTGCCTTAAACCATCTATCACCATCACCATCAACAAAACTCTCTGAACCCAATCCGTCATCCATAAACCCAAATGGTGCCATGTCTTGTTCGATTTGGTTCTTCTGTTCCTCATACAATCTCTTACGAACATCTTGATCAGTCAGTTCTTTAAAGTAATCCATCTGAACCAACCAAGCATAAATGACAAGACACATTGCTAAGTCATCATTACAACCTTCTTCTGCCTCAAATGAGTTATGCTTTGAGATAAAGGTTGTCAATTCTGAGATAATCTCATAGTCATTGAAGATGAGTTTATCTTCCTCAATTAATGTTTTTAGGTTGAGTGACCCAACTTTCTTGACAGTTTTAGACATCTTGACTCCCAGTTGAGTCTTCTTACCAGAGAACCCTTGTCCAACAATTTGTCCTGCTCTACCTCTCATAGAACACATTAAAAGATTCTGATACTCCAGATCATACTGAAGAATACTTGCAACCTGGTCTCCAATATCATTTACCTCGCACAAGATAAATGCACTATTATAATTCTTTGCTACCTCATATATGATGTTGGGGAACAACATCGGTTTGATATCATTGTTCCGATATTTTGCAACAACTCTATGAGGGAACTCTGTGATATCAACTACAACAAATGCTGAGTAGTCTTCTCCAACTCCTCTTGCAACATCAACGGTCATCACATAATCATGATCTTCTTTAGATGGTTCATAGACATCTAATCCTGCACTTCTTTTAATTGGATTGTCATAAATTAAAGTTCTTAACTTACTTGGTGCAATCAGTGTATCAACTGATCCTAAGAACTCACACTCAAACTCAACCTTGAATTGTTGTTCTGAGGTGTTTGCAATTGTAGTCTCTTTCCATTTATCATCTCTTCCCGGAACTTCTGACCAGTGAACATCTGTAGGAATATACTCGTTCTTCTGCTTCTCCGCATCGTGCCACATACGGTAGAAATGATTCATACCGTGTGGGGTGGATACGATAATTACTTTGGTGTTTTTACCAGAAGTAATAGTAGGATAAACAGATGCAAAGAACGAGTCAGCAACGTGATTCGGGACGAACGCGAA